AAACGATGCGATAAAATTGACCGTGATGTCGGCTGACGGTTCCGAGTTGGTGTCATCGTACATCACATCCAGCCTGAATTACACGCCATTCACTCGGTCGTACATCGACGTAAATAATCATGGTCACTCGTATAATTACCAGACGTTTCAGACCGACTTCGCGATAGTAGGTAGTACGACTCAAAGTTTGTTTATTGATGCGGCGAAGATGCTGTCCGATTTGGGGTTTTCGCAGGGCGTCTATAAACTGGGGTTGGAAGCCGTTCGGTATCAGGTTTCTTCACCATTTGATTCGGATCGGATGCTAATGGTTCGGGAAGTATCGCCATCAGGAACCGAGATTTCGGTATCGCCAATGCCGTTGCCAACATCCACTGATCCACTGGACGTGGAAGTGAATCGGTCATTTAATTCATTCACGGAACAGAATTTTCTGACAAAGCAGATTGTTCAGCCGTTGCTCTCCGAAATAGAGAACCCGTCATTGTACGATTCTTACTACAAGGCATATGCATTAGACAGCGGGTCCGCCGAGCTTGCAAAATTCTACTACGCATTTAAGTCGGACGTCGATGTGATCAGTTTTGTAACCGATATCTACTACAGCGTTCGCAAGTCGTCAATTCGTAACAATGGTCAGTTGAGTTCTCATGACATTTACGGAATCTTCGATCAGTTTAAGAACACGTTATTTGAGAACTATGAGTCTATTACATCATTCTCTGAACTCAGAGATTTCTATTACTCGTTGGTTTCGTATATTCTCGATAAGGAACTGAATCAAATTACAAATCAACGGCCAACGTATTACGATAGCATCGTTCGGTTCTTTGGACGTATTTTGTATGACATTACGTTCTTGCCTGTCATCGACAATCTTGAGTCGACCTGGGATCAGTATTTTAATGGACCGCTGAAGAACGAGGCTAGATTTACAACCGGAGTATCAATACCGATACTGAACTACGCCCGCAGTTCTCGTACGGACGGCGCCGGACATAATCTATTGCGTTTGAAGTTTTGTGATCCGGTTCCAAAGACCGTTATGGTCGGCGCAAAGTTGTGGATCGCCAACTTGATGCCAAGTGACACCGTCATTCAGAACGTTTATCTATACGAGCAGTCGGACATCAAAACGGTACAACTTGCCGGACCTAATTTCTTGACGCAAATTGAGAACGTTGGAAATGGAACGTCGGATATGTCGATGGAGACGATGATTTCAGCGACAGGCAGTTTGTACGATGAGATTTACTCGAAAATGGTTTCCAAGTCGAGTCTATCAACGGCTCTAAATATCGATTACAGATATTTCGAAAACTTCATACGGTTCTCATCGGCTGATAATCGGTTGTACATATTCTCACGGAAACTTTCCGAGATACAAGGAATCGAATCAAGCATCAATGATCTTAACGTAAAGTTGGGAATCAATCCAACCGATGAATCGTATCAGAATGAACTAACCGCCCTAAACCAACGATTTGATGAGATCGAATCATCAATGGATGGATATGAGTTGTTTCTATACAACAATCCAACGTGGTATGAAGCCCATACGAAGCTGTTCAGTGGAATGAGTTCAGCGTCATTGTACGATCATGATAATCTGTCCAGTTTGGTTAACAACGTTCCAGCATTCATTCGGGAGAATGATCAGAATTCCGAGTATTTGACGTTCGTCGATATGATCGGCCACTTTTTTGATGATCTGGGGGGATATATCGATCAGTTCACGCAAAAGAACAATTCGACAAATTCCGATACAAATGGAGTTTCGAAGGATGTTGTTTACTATATGCTAGAATCGTTGGGTTGGGAACCTGAGATTGGCCGAGAAAACCTGCCGTTGATGCTATCATCGTTTTCGAAGTCGGACTTCGAAGTTAGTTCCAGCCTATGGAACCTTGTTGGAACCATGTCTGAAGATGACCGCAATAAGACGATTTGGAAACGTATTCTAAATAACCTACCGTACATTCTAAAGACCAAGGGAACTGCGGCCTCGGTCTTCGCGTTGATCAACTGCTACGGTATTCCCAAAAATCTCCTACAAATAAAAGAGTACGGTGGGATACAACTCGATCCAAATGCTGAGCAAGATGCATTATACATCTTTGATGAAACGAAGTACGCCGTCACGTTCCGAGGAGCTGGCGAGTATCTGGAATTACCGTGGACTGGAAGTGTGCGAACCGTCGAGTTTAACTTCTCATTCAATCCATCACGTATTAGTGCGGATGGAAACGTGTTCCGTCTTGTGAATGGATCTGACAATTGGGTGATTGGATGCGTCCGTGAGAGAGGTGATGATTGGGGACAGATGTTCTTCAGTATTCGAGACGCTGACGGAAACGTAATTACCGCAACAACACCTCGGGCGCCGGTATTCACTGGTGATACATTCTCGGTGATGCTTCGGCGCCTCGACGTTCATCCAGATTTCCTAATCGATCCGTCGTCAAGTGTGGCTGTCACCGATCTATATCCGCGGGTTTATGATCTTACGGTTCAACGCAATGATGATGCCCGATCTACATATACCGCATCTTCGAGCGTTCTGTTGAGTGGAAGTTTCAATTCTCAATGGCGGAGCGGATCGGCCGTGTATTTTGGAAACTATCAGCAGGCTACGATGTCGCTGAACATCGATCCCGAGGCGTTCTATGGTACATTGGACGAAATCAAATTCTGGGAGACGCCAATCGGAATGGATAGATTCAGTAATCATGCGTCCTACCATGGCGCGTACGATGGTTCTGGTCCGGATGAAGTGATAGACAAAATCCTCGTACGGGAATCATTCACGTATCCAGTAGAATTATTTTCGACCGGTAGTATTGTTTCTGTTGAGAATATGGCCAATCGGAACACGTTTCCGACGTTTTCAGCTGTAAACTTTCCGCAATCTACAAGTTCCGTTAGTTATGACACTGAATGTACATCCGCAACCTGCCGCTCCGGCTTTCCATATCAGTTCGAAACGTATGATACGCATCAGTATGTAAGTCTTCCAAACTTCGGTTCCAATAAATTCAAGAGTAACAAGGTTGTTGAGAAGCATCAAGTACTGATAAGTAGCTTGTCACCCAACGAGCGGTCAACGATGACGGCCGCTGAAGATGGAACCGTCGATACAAATAAACTTGGCGTATTCATTTCTCCAACGGATCAGATAAACACCGACATACTGAAGTTCTTTGGTGCATTCGATTTCGGCGATCTGATTGGAAGTCCGCAAGACGTCTATGCAAATGCATACAAGAACTTTGAGCAGTTCCGTCGGCTGTACTTTGATCAGGGAGGTGGACAGATAGATTACGCAACGTTTCTGAACTTGGCCCGTACATATTTTGATAAATCGCTGTTCAAATATATCAAAAATCTGGTTCCTGCGAGAGCAAAACTCATCAGTGGTATCATGGTTGAGCCGACGATGCTCGAACGGCCAAAGATACAACAGAAAACCGGATCGGTTGAGTTGCATCGAAACCTATCGGCTCGAATTGTTATGACCGATGGTCGGTTGTCTGGTTCCTCGGCATTTCCACGGCTATCGCAGTCGTTGGATATCAAGACCACCGGCCGGGCGCTATACGATGACTTTAATCGGGCATTTTATTCAGATCAACTTGATCCGTATGGATTCGGAATTTATGCCGACAACGGAATCTCCTATTATAATGACGATTATTGGAGAGCCGACATTGTTCCGATTATGCGAAAAATGATCGTGGCATCCGATAAACGAAAGCCCCTCTCGGAAATCTCGGCGTATGATATGATCAATGCCGATAATGGTCGGTATCAGATAGTATCAAAAAGTTTCGAATCCGTCAATTTGTCCAGATTTCCACTGCTTTATCAGTATCCGATAGCTCCAAACATGGTGTTACAGAGTTATGACGTGAACGTTCAGAGTCAGCGTACCGAGTTTAGTTTTTCTGGATCAATCACGTTCCAAGGTGGATCGGACATCTGGGGAGCGCCTGGAATGTTCATTGGAAACTCAACGTACGTCTATGATACAACATTACAAACGTCACTGCCGCCATTATCAATAAATGGCGTAATTCGCAGTTCCCAAAATGTTTTGTCGGGAAGTTTGGCTGGTCAGATCGTGGATAACATTGGTGTTACAGGGACTATTTCAGCTCCAGCGATTGTTCATTTGAGCGGTTCGTATAACTTCACGTCGAAAATGTTCATTGGTCAGATAATATTGGATACGTCTTCGCCGATGCAATGCGCATTCTACACAACGGATCGATCCGTTACCGTTTTTGACGTGTTCCGTACAAACGCTCATGGCGATTTGTTTTCCACAATTGACGACTCGTCGTACACGTATCGGTTGGCAATCTCATTACAAAACATACCGCCTGGTTCCAGACCACTAAACGGATATTATCGTACGCACTATCGGTACAAAAAACCAATGTTCTCCCGGTCGACCGTTTATGTTCCATCAACATCGACGTATTTTCGAAAAGGATTGCAGACACAAAAAACAACCGTCCAAGAAGATGGTCTCTTGGATAATAGTCCTCCAGTAGTTATTACAAAGACATCGTGATTTGATTGATATTATAGAATTCATCGTATGACGGTAAGAACAAAATTCCAAAAATGGACGCTAAAATCACCATGGACTCATATTTATTGAGCGTGATCAATAAAAGACAACCGGCCACGTCCTCGGTGCTGAAGACTAAACTTTTGAAGCGTAACGGAGCATAACATATGTGTGCATATACTAACAACGAAGTCATAACGGTGAATGCAGTTCTAACCAAGAAGGGTCGCGAACTTTTGGCTGCACAAGGCGGACTGAATATTACGTCCTTCGCGTTGTCCGATGATGAGATAGATTACCGTCTTTACCAACCTAACCATCCGCAGGGTTCGGCGTACTATGATCTGGCCATCCGAAATATCCCCGTTCTCGAAGCATTTACCGATGAAACGCAGGTTCTCAAGTATAAATTGGTTACTCTCCCCGCTGGAGTAACGTCGATCCCCGTTATCTCTCTCGGTCAATCATCAATCAACGTTGATAAGGATTACAAGGGCGAGGTCGTAATTGTACCATCAACCAATCCAACGTATAATGCAACGCTTGGATACACCGCAATCTTGGCGAATAAGAATGTTGGAACGATCATCGGCGAACAACTCCAGTCTGCCACAACCGCAACGATTCCAACGTTTATCGGCGATGTCTCATCAACGACCGCTCAGGTATCGCTGGGTCTTCGATTCCGATTTGTCCCAAATGCCTCACTGACACAGACAACCACAACACGTTTGACCGTCGTCGGAAACGAATCGGGTGGAGCTATTTCTATACCGGTAACTGTTACGGTAAAATAACCAACGATCATGATTTTCCAAACATTTGATAGTACTGACATTGTAGCCGGCCGAGTTCAGGCGGTATCAACCGGAATGTTCGGCGGCGGGGAACCGCATCAGACACATTTGTATACGTCAAGCTTACAGTCCCAATCAACCGGCTCAACGCCGTTTGCACCACTCAACGGATTGTACTATCTCGACGTGTATGATACCGATCCAAATACGTCACTAACCGCGGAAGTGTATGCATCGGTAACATATGGTCACACCGCGGGTTCGGGATCGTCCGCATTTGATTTGGATGGTAACACGGGAAGCTTGATAAAGCCGACCCAAGCCATTTATAGTCAATACCGAAATCTCCTACTGACTCCCGGAGATCAGTTGTTTACATTCCTATCAGGTTCGACTACGGTAAATACGTTGATCGACTCGCCCGACATCTATGTTATCAACTTCTCTTCAGCGAAAGTGAAGGACAAACTCGATCAGGGCCAGTTCGAAATTCGGCTTACTGGAGCAAATGGCAACTTCACATTCATCGACGATTCTCGATACAACACTGATGTTTTGACAGCCACCGGCGGGAAGCGGTTCAATCTGCTGAGTGGCAGCTTATCGTCCGGCCAAATTGGTCCAGGTGACGTATATAAGGGAATCGGTTCGGTTTATCCCGATCTCGGTATCATTATCTTTAATCCAAATGTTCTGCAGCAAATAGTCGGAAACTCGCCTATGGGTCAGCCGCTCGGTACGCCGGCAGCTGCGATCAGCGACTTCGCGATGATGCACCGTCGGTTTTATTCCTCGATTTCCCCAAGTAGCAATGCGTCTATAACGGCACGTGTTACCGAGTATGTTCCATCGAGACACTATTTCGTTCGGGTCAAGAATCAAACCTTTAATTACTCGAACAATCCATCATTCGTTGTATCGTCCGATGAAGATCCGATTAACGCTGGAAATCTTCGGTTCTCCAGTTTCTCAACCGATCCAAAGGTGTATATCACCACCGTCGGCCTCTACAACAGCAACAACGATCTGGTGGCTGTGGCCAAACTGAGTCAGCCGATTCTCAAGGATTTCGGAAACGAGTGCCTTATACGAATTCGGCTCGATTTTTGATCAATTATAGATCAGTTCGTGAAGACGTGTTGCCGTAGGCATCGGCAATCTTCCAAAATACTAACCGTCGTATATTTATAGGGCGATGATCAAACAACTCGCCAATAGCGACATCACGGTACGTCCATTCCAAACGTTCAAAAATTGGGAAATTCAGAGCATCGATCTGAATGCTACCAATAGTTTTGGAGAATCCACATACTATACTGGAAAAATGACGATTGTGGAAGGTGTCAGTTGTTCGGGCATCTTTTACGACGCGGGAAGTGCTTATTACGATCCCAATCGAGAGCCGATCAATCCAAATGGCGAATACAAACGTATCGTGCATTCGGTTACGGATGCGATGTTTTATCGAGATCCGAACAATCTATTTAATCTTTTTGGTGTAGAACAATTGGACCACGATCCTATCACGGGAAAGTCGGGAGTTCGTGTAATACATGATAGAGTGGTTGTTGCTCGAATAAACAACATGTGCTGGGGAGAGAAAATTCGACCTGGAAGTGTTCGTATCATCGATAACTCAAATCTCCATGAACCATACATTCTTACGGACGACCGAGCAACAAATCTCATCTTGTCAGGAAGTCAATTTCCATTTACCACGCAATTGCGGCCAATTCGAAATTTGGAAAGCAAGTCATTTTGGGATACGGGATCAGGTCAGTTCTGGTACGGAAGTGTGACCGTATCTTTCGCTGAGGCTGTTGAGCTGAAGAATTCCGGAAGTATAGTCACTTATGTACCGGACGAAAATTCGTGGAAGTATGACACCTCAACTGATCGGGACTATTATCAGCCTGAAAATGAGCGATTTGGATATTCCGTATCGGCGTGGTATAAGTACATTGTGGCAGGCGCTCCGATGGACTCGTCAAGTTTCGCCGAAAGTCGCACTGGACACGTGCAACTATTTAAGTATGATACCAATGTTGGGTCGCATCGGTTTGTCAAAAAGATCATCTCACCATTTACGCAGAACGGTTTCGCCCAAGAGTTTGGGTCCGATAATAGTCTGCTCATACAAAACGAAGATGGATGTTTTCCATTCATCGACATAAGCGGAAGTTGTCCTGATAGCACGCTTGCCGATGAATTTGGTTCCGCTATTTCCATACGTGACGATTCGCTCGTGATTGGCGCTCCGAACGGAGATCACGCCGTCTCATGTTCTCCGCATTCCGGCTTTGTTTATGTTTATGACAAATATAAAGGAGGCGCAGATAACTGGGGACTCGTATCAATTCTTGAGGGATCGGGATCAAATGCCCGGTTCGGTGAAGCGGTCAGCGTTGATGGTGACTTGATGGCCGTTGGTGCTCCTGGAGTAGATGGAAATCGTGGATCGGTGTATGTGTTCAGGCGTAAGATTTATCCAAACAAGATGCCGGGATACGACAATTGCAGTACTATCGCAACGGCGTCATTTTGGAACTACGTCACGTCCGAACATGATTTGTACGAACGGGTCATCACGGAAGATGGAATAACCGTTGTTGGTGAGGCTACTGCGCCCGAGTTTCTGATGGGAAGCGGATCGACGATTTCCAGCGATTGCAGTTGGGTGTTGGAAACCGTGTTATCCGCGTCCGTTGGATCGACTGAGGACTTCTTTGGATCGTCGCTGGAAGTCAGTGACGACCGAATAATCGTTGGATGTCGGAAGACCAATGGAAAGGGATACGCAGCGTTATTTACAGCATCGTTCGATACCGCATCAACGTGCCCCACGCCATCATGGTCGGAATACCGTCTATTCAGAGCAAACAACGACCCGGCAGATTTGGACCCATTGTCGCCGTTTAACGCCATCGAAACGTATCTGCCATACGACGGCTTTGGCCGAAAGGTTTCGATGAATGGAGATCACATTGTTATCTGTTCCTACTTCGACAAATCATTCGTTCCGTTTGTTGGAAGCGCGGATACAAAATCCATAGGCGCGGCCTATTTCTTTAGCTACGCAAACGTTCAGTGCCAACCTGGAAATGGATCGTCGGTCAAGGTATTTGACTGCGCTTTACGTTACAAGACCTTTGGCGATAGATCGACCGTCATCAATAACAACTTTGCGAGAGATTGCTCCGTTCGGGGAACCCGGGCGGCGGTCAGTTCGTTGCCGGACAAGCAGTGGTATAGTGCATCATACAATTCGACCGGTACAGGTTCATACACGTTCGAGCGTGAATCGTATGATTCGGAAAATTCATTCGATCAACTTGGTACGCTCGGACGTGTATCGTTTTTCGATTTCGACGCTGAGACGTTGGCTTGGAATAGAATCAAGACGATGAAACGGAGTAAGGAGGCCGGTGTTCCGAACTATGCGTACGGATGGTCCGTCTGCCTGTCCGACTTTATTTCGGGATCAAAGTTTCTTGTGGCTGGCTCGCCGGTATTTAACTACGCCGATCCGTCTCAATTCTCGCATTTTACCGGTTCTTACGAACTACGGTCGAGCGGCTTTCCATCGAAGTATTCCGGATCATTGTACGTGTATGACTTGGATGAACTGGAAGAAAACCCGCAAGTTGGAAACGTATTCTATAAGAATGGCCAGATTGTTCTCACGGATACATCCTCCAATTTTAATCAAATTCTAACCAATACCGGAAGCCGTGGGTTCGATCTGACATATCAGGGATCGCACACGATATTCGAGCATGAGTATCTCGTAACGATCAACCCGGGAGAGTTTAATTACTCGACCAATCCATCGTCACTAGTCAATTATCCGATTCTATTTGATGTCAATCACGACGGAAAATTTGATTTCGATGACATCGATCTCATTCTCAGATTTCTCAATAAGCAGAAGTTTTACGATGTAATGGATACCGACGATGACGGTTTTGTCACAGAAACCGACACGCTGAGAGATGAGAGTTGGTGGAATAATGACATCCTAATGACGGAAGCTGGCGATGTCATTTTACATGAAACGCATGGAACGGTTCCAAATACCGGATCGGTCATGTTAAGTGCCGACGTGTATAATTACATTCAGACGCGGCTCGTGGATACGATGCTTTTGGATATCGATGGCAACGGCCAAATCGATCTGCGGGATGGATATCTGCTCTTTAACTATTGGGCGGAAACGCTCTCATCAGATATTATAGAGAAGTACATTGACGGCGATTCTACTCGTCGATACTATATGGCGTTCAGAGATTATATCAGTAAATACACTGGAGAACTGAACGGTTTCTTGGTTGATCCAAACATGCAGAATTATTTGGCGTCGTCATCGTATGATCCAACCGGTTCGTATCTGTCTCCGAACATTACCACTATTGGGCTGTATGATCACAATCAATTGGTCGTGGTCGCAAAGTTGGGACATCCGATAAAAAATCTCATCGATTGGCCGATAAACATAATTGTCCGTTTTGACACGTAACCGTA